CTGTTAAGTTAGCTACACCTCCGGATAAATGTTATGATGATGTACCAGATGGTAAGTCTGGTAATATGAAACTTGCAAAGGGTTGTACTTGGTGTAGGTTTAAACATGATTGTCATAAAGATGCTAACGATGGACAAGGTTTAAGAGTGTTTAAATATTCAACAGGTTATAGATACCTAACTCAAGTACCTAAAGTTCCTAATGTTATAGAGGTAACACAAATATGAGAGGTAAGAAATCAAAATTATTAAGACGTAAAGCTGAAGGATTACTTATAGGATGGATTCAAAGCATGACTCCAGAAGGAGAAGATGCTAGTAAGATTAATAAGAAAAACTTACATGAGTTTCTACCAGAGCAAACACATATCTTTGCTAATAATAGATTTATGTTAAGTGCTTATAGTCTTAGATGGTTCTATAAGAAAGTAAAACAAAATCCTAACTTTCATTTAGAAGAGTTAGATGCCTAAAAGAGTACCAAGAAAACCAAGACCAAAGAAGGTTGGTGTACCTAAAGGGTATGACAGTTTATGGGAAGCAACGCTACATGAAACTGTATTACAAGAATGGAAACATCATTGGGATAATATTAATTATGTTGTTAAGCATAAATACGAACCTGATTTTGTAAAGGTCATAGATGGTAAAACAATTTTACTAGAAGCTAAAGGTAGGTTCTGGGACTATGCAGAGTATAGTAAGTACATACATATTAGAGAAGCTATACCTAATGATTATGAGTTAGTGTTTTTATTTCAGAAACCTTTCTCTCCAATGCCGGGTGCTAAGATGAGAAAAAATAAAACTAAAAGAACCCATGCTGAATGGGCAGAGACAAATAATTTTAGATGGTATAGTGAAGATACACTACCGGATGAATGGAGAAATAATGAACTATAAATTTAACGAAGATAAAATATTAAATGAACTAAAAGCTTACGTAGGTAATACGTATGACCAACACTATGCTAATGGTAAGTATCAAGCAACAGATATGATAATTGATTCCGGATATGGAGAAGGCTTCTGTCTTGGAAACATTATGAAATATGCTATGAGGTTTGGAAAAAAGAACGGTAAAAATAATTTAGACCTATATAAAATAATACATTATGCTATAATAGCAATCTACGTAAACAATAAGGAACAAGATAATGGTTGAAGATAAGATAGGTACTAAACAATACTTAGGTATAGAAATAGATTATGATAGAGAAAAAACATTTGATAAGTTTAGTCTTGATACTTTAAAAGATAGATACTTATGGGATAACGAAACCCATGCACAGGAAGCTTTTGCAAGAGCATCAGTATTCGGTGCAACCTTTAAAGGAGAAACAGATTTTGAATTGGCTCAAAGACTTTATAACTACAGTTCCCAAAGGTGGTTCATGTTTAGCACTCCTATACTTAGTAACGGAGGAACAACTCGTGGGCTTCCTATCAGTTGTTTTCTTAATTATGTTCCTGATAGCAGGGGTGGTTTATCAGCTCATTATGATGAGAACATATGGTTGGCAAGTTCGGGTGGCGGTATCGGTGGCTATTGGGGAGACATTAGAAGTAACGGTATATCTACTACTCATGGCTCTCGTTCTACTGGCTCAATTCCTTTCATGCATGTAGTTGATTCTCAGATGTTAGCCTTTAATCAAGGTACAACTAGACGTGGTTCTTATGCGGCTTACATGGACATCAGTCATCCAGAGATTGAAGAGTTTATTAACATGCGTAAAGAATCAGGTGGAGATATAAACAGAAAGAATCTTACCATACATACCGGGGTAAACATGACAGAGGCTTTCCTTGAAGCAGTAGAGAAAGATGATGACTGGAGATTGATTGACCCTAAGAGTAACGAAGCTGTTAAGGTAGTAAATGCTAGAGACTTATGGTGGCAAATCATTCATGCTAGAGCAGAGACAGGTGAACCTTACATGGTCAACATAGATACTTGTAATAAATATTTACCTAAAGCACAGAAAGACTTAGGACTTAAGATACGACAAAGTAATTTATGTTCAGAGATTACCCTACCAACAGATGAAGAACGAACAGCAGTATGTTGTTTGTCTTCTGTAAACTTGGAACACTTTGATACTTGGTCAAAGAATGATAACTTCATACAAGATTTAATAACCATGCTTGACAATGTTTTACAGCACTACATTGACAATGCAATAGACACAACACAGTTAGGAGAATACAGTGCAAACTTTAAAAGATTTCAAAAATACGTTAGAGAAGGTAAAGAAGGATTTACTAAGTCTGCGTATTCGGCATATAGAGAGAGAAGTCTCGGACTCGGTGCAATGGGCTTTCATGCGTATCTACAAGGCAGGAACATTCCTTTTGAAGGAATCTATGCGACTGGCTTCAACTATAAAGCATTTCTTTATATCAACACTAGAGCAAATGAAGCCACTAAAGAGTTGGCTGTACAAAGGGGAGAAGCTCCTGACATACATGGTACAGGTAAGCGTAATGCTAACCTCATGGCTATTGCTCCTAATGCTAGTAGTGGTATTATATGCAGTGGCACTTCCCCTAGTATTGAGCCTTATAGGGCTAATTGCTATACTCACAAAACTTTATCCGGCTCTTACCAAGTTAAGAACAAGTATCTGGAAAAGCTTTTTAAATCTAAAGGGTTAAAAGGTAAAGAGTTAGAAAAGACTTGGAAAGATATATCAGCTAACGAAGGTTCAGTACAGCACTTAGATATTCTTAATGATGATGAGAAAGAAATATTTAAAACAGCAAATGAAATAAATCAAATATGGATTATAGAACATGCTTACAAAAGACAAGAGTTTGTTAGTCAAGCACAATCTGTAAATCTATTCTTTACTTTACCTAAGAGTACAGAGCCTCAAGAAGTACATGATGAATACATGCAGTATGTAAATGATGTACACTGGTATGGTATGAATAAATTAAAATCGTTGTATTACTTTAGAACTAATGCAGCAAGAAATGTAGAAAATGTAAACACTAAAGTTCCTCGTATAAGATTAGATGACGTGGAATGTATCGCCTGTGAAGGGTAAGGAAAAGTTATGAGCTTAACAACAACTAGAGATTATTATAAACCGTTTGAATACCCATGGATGTATGAGTATTACAAACTACAAAATCAAATGCATTGGATGCCGGAATCAGTTCCGTTACATACAGATGTAAAAGATTGGCAGGATGTAACACCTGAAGAAAAACATTTACTTACACAAATATTTAGATTGTTCACACAATCAGATGTAGATGTTGGTGCAGGATATGTAGATAAGTATATGCCTATCTTTAAAAAACCTGAAGCAAGAATGATGATGTCATCTTTTGCTAACATGGAATCAATACACCAAGATGCTTATAGCTTACTGTTAGATACAGTTGGTATGCCTGAGATAGAGTACAAAGCTTTTGCAGAGTATGAAGAGATGGCAGACAAGCATGATTATGTTGGTAACTTTAAACCTCTTAAATCTGATAAGAAAACTATAGCTAAAACTTTAGCAGTCTATTCAGCTTTTACAGAAGGACTACAGTTGTTCAGTAGCTTTGCAATCTTATTAAACTTTCCAAGGTTCGGTAAGATGAAAGGTATGGGACAGATAGTTACCTACTCTATACGTGATGAGTCAATGCACGTTGAAGCAATGACAAAGTTATTCAGAGAGTTTATACAAGAGAACATAGAGATATGGACAGATGAATTTAAAGCAGAGCTTTATCAAATTTGTAGAGACATGGTAGAACTAGAAGATAAGTTCTTAGACTTAGTGTTTGAGATGGGAGACTTACAAGGACTAACAAAGAAAGATATGTATGCTTACAATAGATACATAGCAGATAGAAGATTATTACAGTTAGGATTAAAGACTAACTATGACCAGAAAGAAAATCCACTTGGTTGGATTGATGAAGTCATGGGTGTCGAACATCAGAACTTCTTTGAGGGTAGAGCTACAACATATATGAAAGCAGGGTTACGTGGTAAACAGGACAATATTAAATTCACAACCTTAGAGGATTAAAATGATTAACAAAGACGAAGCTAATTTAGTAAGCTTCAAAATTATCTTAACAAGAGATAATAAAATAATGACAGAGTTTAGTATGCTACCGGAGAATATGGTTGATGAGGTGTTCCCTCTTGATGATAGACCATTGATGAAAACTATTATTAGAAATGGTAAAGCTAAACTAGAAAACTTACATGACTACTTTCAAAGAGAACTTAATGTTCTAAAGTAGTGTAAATAATAATATCATCTTTCTTACCCTTTACTTTTATAGGGTCTAGATACCTAGTGGGTATATCAGAGTTCATAGCTGTGGTGTACCCAATTACTATATCCTCTCCTACTTCTTTAGTAGAGCTTTCTAACCTTGCCGCTAGATTAACAGCGTCTCCAATTGCAGAGTAGTCAAACCTTGTATCGCTTCCCATATTACCTATTACCGCCTCTCCTGTATTTATCCCTATACCTATCTCTATTCCTAAATCGGCTTCAGCCATATCTTGTTTTATTTTCAAGGCTGTTTGAATTGCTTTGGTTTCGTGTTGTTCTAGGTCTATAGGTGCATTGAAGATAGCCATCATTGCATCTCCTATATACTTATCTACCATACCACCATACTCTTTAACTGCATTAGCTTGTATGGTTAGTGCTTTATTCATTATCTCTGTAACTTGTTCAGGTTCTAAAGTTTCTGATAAACTTGTAAAGCCTCTAACGTCTGTAAATAAAAACGTACAACGTCTTCGTTCTCCTCCTAACTTCAGAAGCTCCGGATTATCTTGTAGTTGTTTGACTTGTCTTGGGTCAAGGTAATGTTCAAACTGTTTCTTTATAAGCTGTCTAAGTTTGAATTGTGTTCTAAAGTTTAGATAGAATTGTAGGGTAGCAATAAGTGTCATACTTATCATGCTCCATGTAAAGTCTATCAAGATATTAGAGCTTACAAAGTGATACTCCATATATCCCATGAGAGAGAACAAACCTAAGAAGGATACGACACCCTTAGTGATACCAAGATAATTAATTGCAAGAGCTGTGAGTAATCCTGAGAACAATAACAAAAGTAATTCAACAAACAATCTATAGTCTGGTATGTAAGGAGTATCCATTAACATACTTTCTGATAGAGCAGCTTGTATCTTATGAGGCTCTAATAACCCTACAGGTGTTGCAAGTTGTGGAGATATTCCTTTAGCTGTGAATCCTACGAACACAAACTTATTAGCTACATCTAGTTCTTCTAATGTAGTCTGTGGTGTATCAACCCAACTAATCCATTTACGACCAAGACTATCTGTGGCAATGGGTGGAATGCCTCTCACTCTAACCTGTTCTATTCCATTCAGATTTGTGACAATCTGATAAGTTCGACCACCTCCTAGTATTTTTAAAACTTCCGTTCCAAACGAAGCGACCCACCCATTATTAGTTTGCTGTAGTAAAGGTATACGCCTTACTAAGTTATCTACATCTACTGGTGCAGATATAGCACCTTGATTAGCTGATTGTTTTAATACATCTATGTTCTCTAAAAAGCCTTGAGCT